GATGGTGCTGGGTTAGGTAATGCACCGATATTAACTCCGGGAATAATATTAACCACTCTTATAAGTTCATTGGCAAGTGATACAACTAAGCCAATTGCTTCTCTTAGAAATGTAATAAATCCTGAAATGATGCCTGAAATACTTGCAATTGTTCTGCCAAAACTTGCAGCACCTTGTTGAGTTTGTGTTAAGGCTGCATTTAATCCTGCATCGCCTGTTAGTCCTGCAATAAATCCATTTAATGTTGGAATGCCTTTGTCGTTTAAGAAGGTAATAAATTGCTCGACAAATGGCAACAATGCAGATCCTAAACTTTCCTTAGCCTCATCAAATGCAACAGTTAATCGATCAATCTTGCCTTGAAATGTTTCTGCGTTTGTAGCAGCTGCGCCACCATAAAGTTCTGCAAGTTTGGCTTGCACCTCAGTAAATGATAATGTGGATAATTCTGCTTTAGATAAGCCAAGTCCTAATCTGCCTAAAGATGTAACATTGCCATCTTGCGCACGACCTAACGCGTTGGCTACCTGCTCTAAATCTTTACCAGATGCTTTGCTTATATCTAACGCTAGTGTTAATAACTTTTGTGCTTCCTCAGTATCTTTAGTAGATACAGCCAATCTTTGTAATGCCGGTCTAAGCTGATCATCGGCAACACCTGTGGCAAGTGATGTTTTAAGGATCATGTCCTCAGTTGCCTTTATTTGGGCATCAGTAGCACCTGTGGCAGCCCGTAATGCATTGGCTAACCTAAGTTGTGCAGCCTCATCTTCTATTGCAGCCTTGACCCCATCAACGGCTAATTTAGTGCCATAGGCAACGGCAGCAGCAGCAGCAACGGCAAATGCAGCAGCAGCCTTCTTTCCAAATGCCGCTATTTTTTGACTGTTAGTTTCAACCGCATTATCAGCTTGATCTAATTTCTTTTTTAAGTCATCAATATCCGCAAGGATCTTGAGCGATAAGGTTCTACTATCTCTTGCCATTATGACCACTTATCCAAAATGCGATTGTATGCAGCTTCCCATTTATTAATCAATTCAGGCTGAATTCTGCGAAGGGTTGGATAGATAAACCATCCACGCGAACCTCTGCCTTCCCGTCCTGAATATGCAGGAAACTGTTTGAACTTATTAGATCCAAACTCAACACCACCCCATAAGGTTTGCGTATTAGCCCCACCTGAAAATTTCTGTCGTGCGAAACCATATTTGAACTCACCGATTTTGCTTGTCTTTGAGATGCTAACTCCGTCTGCAACTCTTTGCGCAACCTTGCCTGATTTCGTTCTGCCTCTAGCTGCTGTTTTAATTTCCTCAGCTGCATAAGTCGCCAAAAGATTAGATTGAACTCTTGCCTCTTCAGTCGCTTGCGCATCCATAACTTTGAAAGCTTTGAGAATATCGCGTATGTCATTGCGATTGTAAGCAATTGTTTCACTTGCCATACCTCGCCTCCAATACTTCTATCGCTGTCAAAATGTCGTCTGCATCAACCCATTCACTCATTGGTATGTTGGTGGCTATTGCCAACTCAACCAATAATCTGCTTAGGCTTCCTGCTGCGTGGCTTTTGGGTTTGCATCACCGACTATTACATCGCTGACTGTTTCCATCCATGCATCAAATGGTTTGACTGGCTTTCCAGCAGCTTCACGCTTGTGTGCGTTGTATGCTAAAAACATCAGATCCCACATGCCAAGTTTTTCTTTTGCTTGGCTTATGGTGTTGCCAGTTGTCTTTTCCCATTTAGCCCACTCAGGCGGTTGGGCAATATATGTTGCTTGCTCGCCTGAGTTATATTCAATTGTAATTGGTAACTTCATTTTTTTGCTCCCGTTTCTATTTTTTAACTAAATGTTTCGGTTACTGCTCCACCTGTGACTAGGAATTCGTATGCAACTGTTTGTGCATCCATTCCTGATCCACCAACTGTTGGGTAACTTGGCTTAATTGGGAATGAAAAAGATGCGCCTGTTGCGCTTACCAATGTAATTGTGATGTCTGTGTCTGGTGCGCTATCGCAAGCAGTCCAAAGTGCCTCACATACGGAACTTGTCTTGCCCCAATCGGCTAACATTTCAAGTGCAAATGTAGCTGATACATTTGTGGTTTTGTAAGCCTCGCCATCAAGTGTTTGATAGGTCTGTCGCTCTAAAACCTTTGTCAAAATTGCGCTGGTTGCTTGTGCTTCGATGTCTGTTCCACCTGTGAAAGACAACGAAATATCGCGACCGGTGATTACTGTGGTTGCCATTATTTCTCCTTAGACTGTGCGTGTGTAGTAGGTAGATACTCGAACATCTGCGATAAGCAAAGTCGATGCTCCGACTGTGGTAACTGTTGGTCTTTCGACCGAGCTGACAATATATCCTGCTGGAATTACTGCCAGAACGCTAATGACTAACTGCTCAATGTTATCAAGTGATGCAGGATTGCTGTTATAAGCAACTGCAACTGATATTGTAAAATTAACTTTTGCTCGTATGTTGCTTTTGTTTATTGTTTCAAATTCTAGGTATGGACTATCAGGCACGACAACAACGGCTGGCGGTATTACTGTTTCAGGCACAAATGCATAAACATTTCCTGCAACGCTAGATAAGGCAGTTGCTAAAGGTGTGCGGATCTGTTCAAGAATTGTCTGATTAGGCATTTATTGACACATGCTTTCGGTGTCAATGTAACTTCCCAATATGCCCACGCATTTATTGAATAATGATCTGCCCATGCGAAACGGAGTTGCAGTAAAATCTACTCCTTCAATTTGTCCTCCACCTGCAAGTCTGGCTTGGAAGACTTCAACTGAAACTGTGTAACAGGCTGATTGAACAGCTGCATTTCCAACATAAGTTGATCCGCCAGAAAGGGCAGCAACTCCGGATGGAATGACATTAGCCTCGAGTATGTCGGCATTAGTGATCGATTGCGAAAAGGTATATTGTCCAAGATTATCTGCCAACACAACTCTTGTTCCGTTGTAAGGTGTTCCGCATCCTGTGATGACAACTGATTGTCCTTCGGTAAATTCATGAATTCCTAGTGTGGTAAATGTAGCAACATTGTCTGACAATACAGTTGCTTGAATTGGGCTCTTAAATGTAACGAGCATTGGCAGAATAACTGTTTCTGCGGTGTCAATAATTTGATTTAAGTAAGCATCTGAATACAAGGAAGATGACACACCAAGCACAGAGCGCAATTCGCTTGCGGTAATTATGGTTGGCATGTCATCTCCTTTAAGTCTCCCATTATTAGCTGCCTACCAGCGGGAGCACCAGTAGGCATTAAGTCAGTTACTTAATTAAGCAACCATGAAGCGGTAAGCACCAGCTCCTACTTTGGTGGCAAGTGCGCCATAACCATAGTAAGAAACCTCGATTTGTCCGTTCAACGCAACATTGGTTTGTAGGCGTGTGCGTGCGCTCTCATACCAAGTGTAACTGTCTGGATTGATCATAATTAAGCTGTCATCAGCAGTTGGAGCACCGACAGCCATGTTGCGAGATACACGCAAGTTTAGACCAAGTAGGTTTCCGCCTAATGATTGACCAGATAGATTTCCACCTTGATTGCTGTTGCCAATTAGGTTTTGGTAAATTGGGCGACCAGCATCAGCAAGGTTCATAATTGCACCAAATTGCTCTGGTGAAACTAGAATGTTTGTAGCTGTTCCAAGTGTTCCTTTGTAGATTGAAACAGATCCATCAGAAATGAAATCAAGCAAACCAGCAGCATCTAATGTGCGGTTTCCGCCATCAGTTCCGCCAGCAACTAGACCAGCAATTACTGCAACATCAGTTGCTTTTGCGTAAGCAAATTCCATCTGACGAACTAGTTCATCAAAAAATGCTGGTGATGAACGATCAAGAAGTTCAACTGAGAATGTTTGTCCTCCAGCATACTTCTTAACAGAAACAGTTAAGAATGAGTTAGTTAATCCTGTTTCGATAATTGCATCTGCTTCTGTTTCCTCTTGAACCACAGGAACGACTGTGATTTTAGGGATTTCAAATGACATGCCCGCATCAGGTAAAACTCCGCGAGAAACGCTATCTACTGCTGGACGATCTGCATTTGATAGTGGATTAATGATTTCTGTTAATTGACGAGTTGGGATAAGACCAGCGTTGTTTGATGTTGTGTCATCTGCTGCACGAACATATAACTTGCTGTCATCGTTGCCTAGTGCAGCGCGAACTGAGTGCTCTAGGTATGTTGCTTTATTTACGATTGGTGAGCGTGGCTTTGTGTAAGCAACTGGTTGATTTGCTTGAATTGCCACAGGCTCAGATTTAGCAGCTTCTACCGCTTCGGTTGCGATAGGAGCATCTGAAGTTGTGTCAGACACTTTGTCCTCCTGTGTTGTTGTATCCTCAGCGGTTGCTTCGGAATTCTCTGCTGGTGTTTCGGTTGCTGCGACATCTGCAACTCTCGCGCTATCAATTGCTGGATCAGTTACTAAACTAACCTCAATTAACTTGGCTGCGCTGATTGACATAACACCATCTTTGTTTTTCCAGTCATCAACCATTACGCCAACACTAAATCCATCTCTTAAACCTTCGGCTGCTTCTAGCAAACTATCATCAC